ACAACATTTTAGTTGCCTCATTACCAAAAACATTATATAGTATTATTAGATGATTCAGTATTAATCGCTCACGTAATTCACCAGACTCTTCATACTTACCGAACAAACGTTTGAGATACTTAAATCGTTTTAAGTCGTCAAAAAACTCTTCGGCATCGTAGCATTGAGAATTCTCATAATGCTTCGCTGCGTACAAAATAAAATTACTGTCATCAAGTTCTTCATAATTCATGCGTTTATCTTAAACGAATGGGGCGACCGAAGCCGCCCCAATTATTATTCAGGGAGTAGTGTGTCGTCGGATGCATCACCAGTGATGGATCCCATTGCGACGAGTGTCTCATACTGCACACGGCCCGCGCGGCCACCGGCTCTTGCTGTAAGCGATGCGCCTGAGCCTGTCGATGTAGTAATCGTTACAGTAGGTGTTGCTGAGTTGAAGTTAGCGCCACTGTTTGTAATCGAAAACGAAACAACGTTACCCGAAGCGTTTGTTACAACGTTACCGGTTGCATTTGTACCGCCTGTACCTGCTGCTACCGAGAATGTGTTGGTGTTAGCGTAAAGTGTACCAGCTGCAGCAATTGTGATTGATGCAAGAGGACCAACACCAGCTGTTCTGAGATTCCAACCTGCGTGAGCAACCTTCTTACCTTCACCGGTAGTGTTGGTAGCTTCTGCAGCCGATACGCCGAACTGACCTACAGCCTTCTTCATAGCAACGCCACCGTTCTGCCATACACCTGTCGATGTATTGCCGAAAAGGGTTGTGCGGTTAGCCGCATTTGGTGTTCTGTTTACTTGTGCTGGAGCAAACTTAGTCGAGTCTGCTGCCGAGTCATTTTTGCCCCATAGAGCCATTTCTTCTTCTCCAATAAAAGTGTTTACACTATTTTATTTATAATTACAGTTCCGCTTTGAAAGCAGCGTGCGATGCGCTGATCTTCTTCTGAAACTCTTCCTTACCAGCTGGCTTCATAGCTGAATACTTGGCAAGAATCTTTTCAGCATGTTGACCAGCTACGTGATGCTTTGTACCATCCTTAAATGTTACGTGCTCACCGCCACGCATCGAAAGCTTTGCTCTCTGAAGCTGCTGAATGATGTGCTGGCGTGGTTCTGGCTCATCCGACTGACCGGTAGGTAGCGGGTTCTTACGAGGGCGACCGCGCGCTTCATCAAGTTCGTTTTCTTCCTTGACGTTAACCTTAGCCTTACCTGCAAGCTTACGTGTAGCTTTCGAAATGCCAATCTGGCGGGTTAAGCTCTTTAAAATCTTATCTGAATCAAGCTTGCCTTCGCCGCCTTCCTTCTTACCAGCGCGATAGGCCTGATTGTGAACATCGCGTGCTGACTTTTCGATGTACGAGTGAAGTGTGTTCTTTGATAGCTCATCTAGCTCTTCTGTATCTTCTTCTAGACGATTAACACCTAGCTTCTTACGAACAGCATGTGATAGAGCGACATAGCCTACGCCGAAGTCGTTAGCAGCTGAACGGACATGTGACTTACGAACGTTATCACCGTAACGCTTGATGAGATGCGCAGCAACCTTTGCCGACTCATCAAGCTCAGTCTCTTCCTTCATCTTACGCTTGCCGTGACGCTCATGAGTTTCTGACATAAGAACTTCTAGATCTTCGATCGAAACACCCTTTTCGATACCATGCTCGAACATTACGTCATACCATGCAATGTCGCCATTTTCGTCTGGTTCAGCATGCTGCGAGAAGATAGGAGTACCTTCAGCCCATTCCTTATGGAAGACCTTTGTAGCGCAGAGGTGACCGTCCTTCTCCATTGAGCCAGCTGCAACACCATCAGTCTTTGCTTCGTCTAGCGATTCAGCCATCGACCTCTTATACTCGCCTTGCTGTGCAAGACGATCGTGAATATCAGCTAACTGAGAGTGGATCTGTGCAACATCACCAACGTGACCCCAGTGCACACCCTTCTTACCGCGATAGTCGCGATGCTTAAGTGCGTCAGTCTTATGTGACTCTACATGCTGGGAAATCGACTTCATGAGCTCTTTGATGGCCACGTGATGCTGACCATAACGTGCTGCCGCGTCAAGAGCTTCATCAATCTCTTCAACTTCCTCGGTCTTCAGGCTTTCACCGCGCTTAACAAGCTGCTTACCAGACATGTTAGCGCCCTTTGATCTCTTACGAAGGGTCTGGGTATCCTTCTGATCCTTCGACCAGTCGCCACCACCCATCTTCATCTTGTCGACGATCTTATTACCTTGAGCGCGCGCTTTATTGCGATAGCTCTTGAGTGTATCTGTTGAAAGCTCGTCTAGCTCTTCTGCTTCTTCGTTACGCATCTTGTTAAGAACATTGCTAGCATAACCGAGAGCGTTAGATGTCTCTTCCTTAGTAACAAGCTTACCCGACTTAGGGTGCTTCTTAAGTACACCACGTCCAACTAGAACGTCAGCATGTGTAACCTTATCATGAGGAGGAGCCTTGGCAGCTAAGTCTTTTTCTTTCTCTGACTTAGGCGCTGTACCTTCCTTGCCTTCCATAACCCCGCGAACAGCAGCTAGCAGGCTCTTTGAAAGCTTGGTAATATCGTTGTTGCTATCAATCATTTTGTCTCTTCTCCATAGAGTTTATTGTATTTATTAATTAATCGTTATCGATAATCTTAAGCTTACGCTGAGCCTTCAGCGAGCGTCTAATAAGGAAATTCTTGACATTATCAATGTCACGGTCATTTGTCTTATCGGTATTGTAATCTTTTGAGTCTGTCTTAAAGCGTGGGTCATCTGAAGGATGTACATGATCTTCTGGATCAATAATTCTTTCTGGCGCATCAGCAGCATAATCATAAAGATGTCTCATAATATCAGTTAATATTTCATTATGCTCATCTTCAAGATCCATCTCTTTAGCTAAGCTTCTGACTTTCTTCTCGCTAGTGATAGCGGATTTAAGTGAATCAGGATTAATATGACCTGTAGCGCGCGCATCTCTAAACAAGTCAAAGATCTTATCTAACTGAATAGCAGCTGCTTCAGCTGAACCGCCAGGTACATCTTTTGGAAGATCGGAATATAGCTTCTGGGCTTTATCAGACATTTCGAACGATTTAGTAGTATAAGAGCCTACTGCAATCTGATCGTTCATATCCTTTTCAGGGCCACCATCAGGTGCAAGTGCGCCATGAGCGCCGGGAGCTTTTTCTAAAATTTGTCTAGCAACTCTACCGAGTGATGTGAATGCCATTAGACTCTCTTTGTTATCGCACGAAGCATCCAAGCATGCTTTCTATGAGCTTCGATTCTATCTTGTATAAAGTTAGCTGTACCGTATCTATCAACACTTTCTGCTTTCTTCATAACATCGATAAGCATTGGTGTGAGTTTATCATTATCCTCGAGAAGCTTTGCGGCCATAGCAAGTCCAGTAGGAATAGTATCATCACCTTCGATAAATGATAGCTCTTCCAGGCGTTTAAATGAGCCAGGCGCATATGCATCTAGCGCTCTAATATGCTCAGCCATTGAGTCGATTGCGCCGCCTACTTCTTGATAAAGGCTACCAAAGAACTCATGGTACTGAGGGAAATCTGGACCTTCTACGTTCCAGTGATAGTATTGGGCCTTTAGATAGAAAGCGTAGTTTGCAGCAAACACCTTCTTAAGATCTTCAATTAATTCTTCCATTTTACTTCCTTACCAAGCTTTACAAGACCAGTAGCGAGCTTTTGTCTTCGGCCCTGGATTATCACAGTTATGACGGGCTCTAAATGATTTACGGCGAGCTGGGATATTCTTTTTAATCTTCATATTTTTATCGCCGAAGTTTACCTTCTGAGCTTTTCCGTCGCCGTCAGGGTCAACAAAGACTTTTGACTTCTTAACGTCGCCGGGTAGGCGCTTATTAAGAGGTACTTTCTTACCCTGATATGTAGCCTCGTCTATAAATTCCTTAAACCGTATCATCTGGCTGTCCATCTGTTAAATTGCCTGAACCAATAATCTTACGATCAACTTTTTGTTTACGCACAACTGTTTTACCCGATGCTGTTCTTACTATAACACCTTTATAATCAGCTGATCTTACTTCTTCTTCTACTTCATCCATCTCTTCAATTACAGATGGATGATAAGCAAAACCGCTCTGTGCTTTCATACCGAGATCAGCGGCTGTTAGTGTAACACCGATACCAGCTGCAAAAGCAATATTGAAAGACTCATCTAGTGATTCCGAAAACGGAGTATCTTTCTTATATGCTTTGACTAGTGAGTCGGTGCCGATAAGACGCTTCTTAGGATCGTTTTGCGAGTTACCACTACACTTACATCCCTTACCATTGCAGATAGGGCATGTGCTGTTTTCATCAATAACCTTAGTCTTGATTTCAGCTTGACGTGTATATTCGGTATGCGGTGGCTTACGATCTACAGTTTCGATTTTCTTACGAGCCTTAGAGTTCTTTGACTCTTTATCAACTAGTCTTGTACCGTTACCTGTATCTTCTTCTGTAATAGGACCATTGACTAGCCACTTATTGCAAGTTCTTTCACCTGCGCATTTGAACTCGAACAGCTCACAGAAGCCGAGGTTAGCTAGATCTTGAATCTTTTCACCTGCAGGGCCAAGTCCTTCGGCCATCTTCTTCATGATAGCTGGAGCCTGGTTAAATGCAGCGCAGTTGCGGCAACGTGCTTCCATAGCAGCTTCTGTGGTAGTATTCCACATCTTAGCTTTATCTTCCCAGAAAGCTTTCGAGCCCTTTTTATCTAAAGGATTAAGCGGGCCATAACCGTCATGCTTTGTAGTCATGTCACGGTTCTTGGTATTCAGATCTAGATCTGTAAGAGCCTTGTAATGCTTATCGTTTACATTATAGGATTCTTGAACTGACTCTTGAGCGTCCTTAAAGTCTTGCTTTGTAGGTGCACCCTTAGATCCTGGCTTACGCATACGCTCACCTGAACCAGCTTTAATACGAGCGCGCTTAGCATGGATGTTATCCCATAGACCACGCTTCTCGTCAAGCTCTGTTTCTTCATTGTGATGCATATTAAGCAGCCAATGAGCTAGTTGCTTCTTACGAGGAGATGCTGTATCAGAAGAGCGAATCTTTCTGAGTTCAGCGGCTGACTTACCCTTTAAACCATGACGGGCTGAGTCCCCGGGCTTCCCTGGGCCCTTCCCGTCAATAAAATTTTCGTTGGTCTGCTGTACCTCTTTCTTAAACGCTTTGTTAAGAGTAGCGGTTGCGTCTTTAGCAGCTTTCTTGCGTGTGATAGGAGTACCCTTAGCGCCGCCAGATGTAGCACCTCTAGTATCTGAGTAGTGCTGATCACCACCCATTTCATCAATCTGGACTTCCTCAGTAGCAGGTACCTTGGTCTTGTAACCATAATACTTGTTATATGCAGCCTTTAGACCCTTCTCACGATTAGTGCGCTTTCTTAGAGCATCTGCACCGTGAGGTTGATTGCCGCGAGTCTGTTTCTCAGCTTTTTGGGAGTATGACTTTAGTGTAGCTTTTGAAACTTCATCAATCTGAATATCTTCATGTACCTTATCTACACCGGCATGCTCTTTAGCCTTGGCAAGGCCGCCTTCTGAATCTCTCCAGTCCTTTCTCTTACCCCACTTATTAAGTGACTTAAGAGCCGTTGAGCCGTCAGGGCGCTTATAGCGAACGATCTTACCTTCACGGGGTGCACGACCTTCATCTAGATCTAGATCTTCCCCGATAACTGCTTTTCTACTAACTGTGTTGGCTAATGCGCCACTCCCACCTTTGCCTTTATACTTGTTAAACTTACCAATCGTTTTTGAAGCAAATTGATTCTTGCCCTTTGGTAAAACACCTTTTGCGCGGCCTTCAGGTACTTTTGTGGTCTTATTTTTGACATAGTACTTAATTAAAGCAAGACGCTTTGCTTTTTCTTCATCAGTAAGTTCGTTAAGTTCTTCACCATGAAGATCGCTATCTTCATTAAAGTATGTCTTACCTTGATTGATGTAAGAGTTAACACGAGCGAAAGCATACTGCTGCTGAGATACCTTGCAGCTCTCTGTCCATGTATTCCAACCACGATTGTAAACTTCACCAAGTATCTCTATATCAACACCAGACTTATCTGACTTCTTAAATAGGGCAGCAAATGCTGGTGTATCGAGCTCTACTTCTTCTTGAAACTTGTTATGCTGAATAATTTCAGAGCTTTTCGACTTATCCTTAGCCGGCATCTTCTTACTGTTTTGGGATACAGGTGTAGCTACATTCTGACCCATTACATTGGAGGTATCACCTGGCGGAAATGCTTCGTTAAATAGGGTGTTTAGGCTCTCTTTAACTGAAGAAGAACCTGAAGATTCTTTGGACTTACCTTCCTTCTGGCCATGGTTCTGAAGCTGCTGCCCCTTCATGTAGGAAGAGAGGCGCTTTTGTTCAGCTTGCTTTACGCGAGGAATAAGACGTAATGCTAGCTTCTTAATTTGCTTCTGCTTACCTTCTACGGCACGATCGATTGCGATCTTTTCTGATGGGCCTAGCTTTTCATACTCAGCACCGCGTTGTCCAGCGACGCGTTTGCGTACTAGCTGTCTCGCCATTACAAAGGCGCGCTTGCGAATATTAGCTTCTGGTGCCATTCTCTTCTTAGCCATCTCACGAGCTCTTTCGATCTTAGACGCATAACGTCTCATGATCTGAGCGCGCTTTTGACGCTGCTGAATGTCTAATACTTTTTCGTCTAATTCGTCCATATATTCCTCTGAACACAAAAAAAGCCTCTTGTCGAATTACAAGAAGCCTACTAAAACCTGCTGATTAAGACTAAGGCGACCATTTCTCCAGCAACCATATCTAGCTTAGGAGAAGAAACGTGATTGTCGCGGGGCTGTACTACTATTCTATCCATCAGAGTTTCCCTAGGGCTTATCTGTTAAAATGGTGTTTGCCTTAGCCTTAACCATACTGTATTTATAAGAGTTTGGCTTTTAAGCCGATGAACTTCTTGCACCGATTGCGGTTACTACGTCGCCTTCGCCAAAGATACCCTGAACACCCTCACCGAACGTACCTGAGATATATCCAGTAAAGATGCCGCGCTCACCTCTTACATCAACCGATGTAAAGATTTCACTAGATTGAGATCCGGTTTGTCCTTTATAGAATGTATTAGTAACAGGATCAAAGATAGCGATAGCAATATCTAGGAAGCCTTGAGCGCCAACATCTGTATTATAGACTCCAGCAGTCGAGAATCCAATAGCAATAGTACCATTGTCTAGTCTTACTGATGGCTTACCGTTCTGATCAAACAGGTCAGCAGATGTAGTACCTGTTAGGTATGCATTAGCCCAGGCATTTGTAGCGTAGTTATAAAACGCGATACCAACATCCTGTGGTCCTAAGTTCGTACCTCCGAAGTCGCCATAAGTTCCATAAACAACCGCTAGTGTATTAGCACCCATATCGTGCACGTTCATACCGCGATCGTCTAGCCCTGAGCCTGTTGATCTATAAACAAACGTATCATCAGCCGGGTTATAGATACCCAGGAAGATATCATAGCCGCCCAGATTAGTATTAGCTAATGTACCAGTTGTTCTTCCGCAGAAAGCAATCTTACCGTTCTCAAGCTCTGTGAGTGCATATGTTTCTTCGTCAAGATCCGAACCGTTTTGATAATACTCAATCTCTTCTGTAACAGGATCAAACTTGACTAAGATATAGTCATATACACCTGCAGTACCAGTATTTGTCTTAGCGATATCACCGGATGTTTGACCAATGATGTATACTTTACCATCTGATGTTTCTATAATATCATAGCCGAATACGTTACCATCGTCAGCTGTTCCATCTCCTACTGTAGCAACTTGCCAGAAGTTCCAGATCTGATCTGTATAGTTTACGCGATTACCAGCTGCTAGATTTGCTTTATATTCATCTGAGTTAAGATACTCGGCTACTTTGACTAGATCAATGTAGCCAAAGTACATCATGAATACACCATCGCCGCCATACGACCCGTCAAATATATTAGATGTAATAGAGCTTGTCGTATAAGTTAGAGTTGGTGTGGATACTTCTCTGTTACCAGTATCTTCTGAAGGAAGTGATAATGGAGTGATAGAAGACGCCTCGTTACTAGCTACAATTGCTGATTTAGCATAGTAATAAGGTACGCCAACATTACCTACAATATGGTAAACACCGGTGCCATAACCGTTAGTAGATAGACGGAAAATAATAGCGTCACGTGAAACAGAATGTGACTCTGAATACCCGCAAACAATAATGTTCTTTGTTGTGATATCAAATATAGCATTCTTGAATGCCTCGTCCATATCATGGCCAAATACATTCTGCCAATCAAGCGTACCGTCTGTTGAGAGGTAACGAGTAACAAGACCTTCGTTCATGCCCATAGCAGCTGTGCCGCCGCTTGTTGCGGTGCCAATGCAATAGATATAATTCGCATCACCTACAACAGCGTTATAGGACGATGTTGCTAATGTTTTAGCCCACGACTTGGTTATTGTAAACGAGCCGAGTGATTCAGAAACAGTTACTTTAGCTACAAATGCACTAGTTGAAATAGATCCAACAATAGCATATACACCGGAGGCTGTTCTTGTAATATCAGTTAACGTTACAGATGCATCGTAAGTGGCCAGCCATTTTACAAAGCTACTTTCGTTGATATCTCCCATACCAAAAATAGCATCACTTGTAGAGTGGTTAAAGCCAACAAATATAAATCTACCGTTATTAGTATTATTATCTCTTATTTTAGTAATGGAAATAGAATCTAATACCTTTTGAGACTCTATTGCACCAGAAGTATCCAGCTGCATTATAACAGTATCGAATACTGATCCGCCTACATCAACTGTCGCTGAGAGAATAAGATAGTCTGTGCCACCATTATTAACACAGGCTAGAGATTGCCCAGCTGTAATATTAGTGCTGTAGTTGTATGATTTAGACCAAATCTCTGTACCTGTTGAGTCGTACTTAGTAACAAACGCCGAGCGAGCACTACCTGGTGTATTAGGATCAGAGATAGTACCCGCAACATAGATATTACCCGCACTATCAATAGCAATATCGTTTCCGATTATATCGAAACCGGTAATGGAAATAAGCTTTTGCCATTGCAGTATGTAGTTAACAGAATACTTGGCAATAAGCACTTGACCACCATCATCATAACCAGCGCAGTAGATATTTCCGGCCGAGTCTAGCGCAATAGAGTTCCATTCTATTCGGTCAAATGTACCGGTGGTTAGATTGCGGCAGTAGCCATGAATATTTACATCCCTTTTAGGTACTACTTCGCTCTTACCATAACCAGTAAACCAGATTTTATTTTCATCCAGATGTGATTGATAAACTCCGGTAATGTAATTATCACCGACAATAGGACGCGCAGGGTCAACAGCATCACCGCTTATGCAATCAAAGGCAAACGAATAATTAGTAGCGGCGTCTTGGCTATTGATAATAGCTAACAGACTGCTAGTATTATATGTACGATACTTTAGATTTTCGACGCGACCGGTCAGAAGCTTTCTACCATCATGCAGAATAATACCCTGGTAGATATATTCATCGCCCTGAAGATCTAGTTCAACTTTATTAAAGATAGCTTGCGGGCCTGTTGTATAGTTAAGAATATTAACTGTAGGGCTGATACCTTCTGGCTCTTGAGTAGCATATCTAGTTAAAATGCCCGAAGACTTTGTATATGCAATATGGCCGTTTGTTAGAGGACCTTTATTTACAAAAGAGTTAGTTGTATGATCATAGTCTAGGTGATCATAACCAGCAAAGTCGCCCTGAATTTTAAATGTATAAAGACCAGGACCGTCATATGTTCCAGTACCGGTAGAGGTACCGCTAAGAAGAATATAGTAATTAATATCCTGCTGGTTGTACTTGAAACCGTGAATACGTAGGGGGTTAGCAGACCCGTTTGTTACAATCTGGTTAGTTGCATTTTCCCAGGTTGTACCGTTGGTAGTAGAATAGAACGAAATACCGCCGCTAGCTACATCGGTAACAGCTGCGTGTAGAGTATCCCCGACAGTATGTAGTACACAGTCGGGTCTTGTAGCTACCCCAGAGAGAATTACGGTACGTATAAGTGAACCACCAGCGATGGTATCGTTAGAGTTGAATGACCAGATCTCGAGATCAAAACCTGAAGTAGCATTATTCATAATAACAGGGAAGTAAATTCGTTGACCAAATGTATCGCCGCAGCTAACACGCATCGGGTAATCATAAAGCGTCGATCCAAGAGTAAATGTCGGATCAGCTAGATCGAAAGTACCGAGCTCAACCTGCGATGTAAATGATGCTGATGTATGAACATATGTACGGTTGAATACTGTCCACTGCGAGCCATTTGCTGTAATATAGAATGCATGGAAACGATTACCAATACCTTTAATGATACCGCCCATAATATAGTTTTTATTTGAAGCGGTTGGTAGTGTAACGTCATTGTGGGAGTTGTGAGCGCCACCGACAGATGGGGTATGAATACGTGCCATGACAGACTGATAGTCTGTTCCGCTAACTCTAACGCGGGTATGAATTAGATAACCATAGGCTTTATCCGTAGGCTCTACATACAGACCCCCGGAGGTGGTAAGTCTACCCGCTTCGTACTGAGGATAGTTAGTTGGTAGGTGAGCGTGGTACTGGTAGAAGTCCCAGTCACCTGCTAAGTTATCAGTCGCTTGGAATGCTCTATCCCAGTAGAAAGCATTAACATCTGTATTAGCAACAGCTGAAAGAGCTGAAAGGTGTGAGAAGAAGAACGCGTCATCTTCCTGAGTAGCAGTTACATCATTAACACCAGGGCCGATCAGTTCATTAACACCGCCATGGTAGAATACATTAGCGCTGTTCCATACCTCTCTTAGAAGAGGCATAGTACCTTCCATTTGCAATAGCTCATCCGCAGGGCCAACGAGCGGTAGAATAGTACCCCACTGATATGGTACAATAGATGCTGGTATAGCTGAGTTATTAGCGTTCAGTGGCTGATAGTAATACCAGTGGCCTTCAGGGTTAATAATATTGTTCATCGGGAGGTTAAGATTACCCGATGTTACACTTACAGCTTTTACTTGTGCTTCAAGAGTATGGCTCATTCAGTATTTCCGTTCTGGTTCAGCCAAGTATGTGTCGGTTTTAGCTGCTTCCATTGGTTTAATGTTTTGCTAATAAAGGTACCCGCAGCATTTGTCTCTACAATATGAACGATATTTGTTTTTGGCTTATCTGGCTTTATTAGTGTTTCACAGTTAGTAAAAATATTATCCCATGAGTTGTGAGAGGGTAATACATCTTCTGTAATAATACAGTCGAATTGTGTTACTCCAACTTCTCTTTGAAACTCAGTTAATAGTCTTGTACTAATAATACTAATATCAGCTATATCAAAGTTTACTTTTTCTTTATTCTTAATAGACTTGATATATTGAGAGTTATCTATACCATAGCAGTTCATACCAAGCTTTTTTAACTCGTCCATTAGATAACCAAGAGCACACCCTACTACTAATACGGAAGAGCCGGCCGGTAATGAAATTGCGCTAACTACCTTAGTAGCTCTTTCGCGAAACATTTCATTAGTGTCAAAAAAGTTACGCGAATAGGATATGTAAGTATCGGTGCACTTGCACGTTCTAGCATGCGAAGCACCACACCCTCTAATTCTGTAGAAGTACTTCCAGTATGCGTCTTCGAACCCGTTTCTATCCCAGGTATAAAATTGTGCCATTATACACCTGTAATTGGAGTGCCCGGTTTAAAGATCAGCGATGTAGTATTAACAGCGAAGCCAATAAAGACAACACGAGCAGATGCAGACGGGGATGGCGGTGAAGCTGTAATATCGCCTCCTGTAGAAAGGAAATAAGGCAGCCCGGCAGTCAGCCCTGTAAACCCATTAATAAAGCCTGATGAGTAATACACATCACCCATCTTAACGAGTAATGAGTTCAGCTGTGCCGGTGTATCAGTATTAGATGCGTTTGTGCAGGTATTAGTAGCGGAAATGCGCACGACCTTACCGTTAGTACCTCCAGTAAGGTTAGGTACAGTCTGAGCAACTTGAGTTGTAGCCTGTGTAGCGGTAAAGAATGACATTTTATACTCCTTGACGTACTACTTCTAAGTACGTATTTGATGTAATTGTTCCTGTGGATGTTGTATCATTTACTAATAACTGAATGTAATCGTTCTGATTAAACTGATAGATATCGTCTAGCTCAGCGTATCCATTAGTTGGTATGGCTGTATTAGCAATGGATGTTGTACCGTTTTTACGTACGCTGATGGCTATGCTTTCAGTAGGCCCCGCGAATATTTCACCTTTAACTCTATAAAAGCCTGTCAGTCCGATAGTTATCTTTGTAGGATCAGATATAGTCCAATAGAAGTCACCGGCAGGATTAGCGTTTTGATTAAACTCTGTTGACGTCCATGTAACAGCTGTTGCAGTATTAGTTGTATTGTAGGTTGAAGCTACTACGGTACGCACACCACTAAATGCGTCAGCACTCGAGACGTTTGTGCCTTGTGCTAAACCAACACGTGTTATTTCGATATTAGTACCGGTTGTTAAAATACCTGTAGCGGCAGAATCAGAGCAATAGAGCTCAATGTAATCACCGCTAGTGAGCTGTAATATTTGATCGTAGTTTGTAAACTGATTAGGAGCAATAACAGCACTAGCTAATGTTGTTGTGCCGTTCTTTTTGAGAATAATACTATGTGATGCTCCCGTAGTACCTGTATACACTGATAAGTTAATACGATAGAAGGCATCTCTTCCAAATGATATTCTCTTTGGAAAGCTAGGAGTAAAATAAGAGTCAGTATCATACTGCTCAACATCAAAAGTAACAGCGGTACTGGTAGCGGTTAATGCGACATTAGATGAAAGCGTTACTTTGCAGCCGCTAAACATTTTGTTAGCGGTGCCTGTTATAACATTCCACTTAACGCCGTCAAACTCCCACATGACAGCGTTATTGTCTGTATATTGCTGACCATTTACTGGTGTAGAAGGGAAGTTTAATGGCATTGTTTTTCCAAATAGTTTTAATTATTTATCATTAGATCTCATACTCCATTTCAATATACTCTACTTCTAGATTATCGAGAGAGTTAGTAGTATTATCTAGAGAAGCATTAACCCATAATTGTACATTATTAACTAATTTAGGTTTAACTGTAGTTGTTTTAGATGCGCCGAACTTGACACCATCAACATAGAATGTTACAGTGCCACCAGACCCTCCTACGTTATCAATGTATTCGACTTCATATAGTTGTAGCGTACCCAATACGCGGGATGCGCCGCCATCGCTTAAAATATTCTCATTTGTAGTGCCGTCGAATATGTCTAATCTTAGACAATTGGCTGTTGGAAAATCGTCAGTATTAAGAGTAAATCTACCCTGACTAAAATTAATAATATCGAATAAGACAGCGTCAGCGACAGTAGGAGCAGTGGTAGGCACAATACCTTTAAACGATGCGCGAAATCTTTTTGGCGTGTTAGATGTAAACGCAAAATTGAGCGGTGTCGATCGTAGATATGTACCATTGACCGGTGAGCCACGATACAGCACAATTCGGCCGCTATTAACAGTAGCCGGGGTACCGCCTGTAATGATATTAACATTAGCGGTAAAAGAGCTTGTGCGGTCAGCGATAAATGGACCGGTGTTGCTGCTAGTTGTCCATCGTAATGAAAAGGAATCTTCACCCCAACCAGCACGCCATCCATTAGTTACATAGTGAAATACTGGACGCTCAACCCACTGCGAACCATTCCATACTTTCGCGACTTGAAACTCCCAAGATGTACCGTTCCAAACTTTTACAAAACCACCAATAGTCATTATTATGCGCCCGTAGTTGTAGTCCAGGTAGATGTTGTTGTATTATACCATTTAGCTGGTTTGATCACCCATGAGGACCCTAGCCAAACTTTCACCGGCTTATAAACCCAGCCTGGACCTGACCCCATATAGATCTTAACATAGCCAGGAAAGGTTGCTGCCTGCGCTGGTGCTGAAGGTAAAAGAGGTTGAAAGGCCCAGCTCATTAGACAACCTTACGTATTGACCAAGAAATTGAACGATCGGTTCCTGCTATCTTTTTCATCGTAACATCCCACCCATGTAATAGGATAAGACTTGGAGTTACAAATGGCTCATCTATGTCACCATCTTGATAAGCTGTGTATAGAGTCCTCTGTGTACCACCGCTTGTCACCTTCTCTTTTATTTTGATTTCATATTCATCGCCAACTGCTAAGTTAAACAAATCGACAAACACTTGATAGACCCCGTCATCCGTAATGGACGCTAGGGTTGTTGAGTTGTTTACAAGTGAATACTCAGTAGTTGATATTGTAGCCGTATTCGAATACGGTTCAGAAATTGCCATTTTATCCTCCTAACAAGTAAGCAGCTATACTAGGCCCGGTATCAGCTACACCGCTTGTCTGGCCTCTACCGTATATATTAGACCCTATAGGTACATCAAAGCCAGTCATACCGCCAAAATAAGGTCTACATGAAACTTGCTCTGTTGTATTTGTTACCCATAGCTGATCATAAATTAAGCGCCTATTAACAGTAGTTGAAGTACCCGCTGCTAAATCTAGATGAAGTGCGGCGTTAGTTTGTGACGCGTCAGCATAAGCAAATCCCATTTGCGCCCACCAGTATGGGCGCGTTGTTGCAGAGCCTAACTGTGTATAGTTACCCTCCGCGGCACCACCTAAAGTAATACCTGTACCAGCATTAGCTGCTTCATTTATACCAAACGCATCAACATACTTACCTACTCTTGTAACCTCTGGTCTCTTAGGTCTTCCATAGAGCCATACCGCTACCCCAACGTTAACGTTTGCGCCTGTACCGTTAATGCCTTGAGCCCATAGACTATGACCAGCCTTTATGAACAGTGGGAAGTAATACCAAATACCTCCAAAGTCGACAGTGTTCGGTGCCGCGGATCCCATCAGCAGATCGTTAATAATAACACTGTTAGTATCTGCAGTAGTGTTGTTTGTGCCTATCAAAAATCTTAAACGGCCGTTTCTGATAGCGTTAGATGCAGCAAAACCGTTTATGCATATTAATATACCATACACATCATATGCTATGTTTGTCGTTGAAGCGACTAGAGTAATGTTAGATCCAGGCTGAGTCGTACCATACGACAAACCAGGTAGTGTTATGACTGTTGTGCCCACTAGGGTGGTGGCTGCAGTAGGAGGGGCTGCTGCAGTGTTTGTATATTCCCACTGAAACTGAGCGAAATCAGGTTGAAAAAGCATATTATCCTCCTAGCAGATACGCGGCCATAGTCGGCGTGGCATCCGCAGTCGCAATATTAACACGACCTCTTGCGTATATATTAGAGCCGATAGGGATCTCTCTAGCGTAGTTGGGGCCGAACTGTGGATATGTAGAGATCTGCTCCGCACCTGTAATTTGAAAGCGCTGGTTTACTATCAGATCTTTATTAACAGTTGTAGATGTACCTGCTGCTAAGTCCCCATACATCAATGAAGCTGTCTGGGAAGCGTCTGCGTATGCAAACCCCATCTGAGACCACCAGTATGGCCTGGTAGTAGTAGCCCCAAGTTGTGTAAAGTTTCCTTCAGCAGCGGTTGTGCCTAAAGTTATAGCAGTACCTCTGAACTGACCGACAGTCGTGTTAACACCAAATGAATCAACATATTTACCAACTCTTACTGCGGCTGGGTTTTTAGGAGCCCCGAACAACCAACAAGCAACGCCAAGACTGGTAGAACCAGATGTTGCAACAGTACCTCTACCAGATACAGCTACGCTTGATCCAGCTTTAATAAAAAGTGGGAAGTAATACCAAATACCACCATGTCCTAAACCATATGGGGAACATGAACCAACAATTAGATCGTTAATAAGAATACCACTACTAAAGTTAGGTATATTAGACCCGTTTGTAATTACTATTTGAGCTAAAGCGTTTCTAATCGTATTCGATGCTGCATAGTTATTAAAACATAATAATATTCCATAGCAGTCATAAAGTACATCAGCAATGTTAAAAATATTTGCATATGAAGCGTATAAGTTAGTGTCTACCGCTACCTGTGTACCATACACAGCGGCAGCCTGGGAAGGACGTGTTGCATCCACATTGCTTAATATCCATTGGAATTGGGTGTCAAAGGGAGCTAGAAACATTTATTACAGTACCTCAACTAACCCATAGTTTTCATTCAGATGTATAACTTCATCCGGATGAATAGGAATATTCACACCCAGTGTATACTCTACACCATCGTTAGTAAGACTTTCGACGCTCATATCCTTATAGCCAGAAACGTGAACCATAATACCGTAGAGCTGATCTACTGGAAATTTATATGTATGCATAATTCACTCCTTAGTTTGTATCAATCCAAATATCGTAAAGTACCGGTGTTGTCGGCGCTGTCGGGCCGACAGTGAAGTTATAAGGTAGCGATCCTAGTGAACCTGTGTAACCTATAGGTGGTGTACCGTCAGAGTCAATCCAAACGTCATTAACATTCGGCGACGAAGGCGCGGTAGTCGTGACACTGATACCTGTTGAGCCGGTATAACCAATAGGTCCTTGTACGCCCTGAGCGCCAACAGCACCTTGTGCGCCCGGAGGTCCAGCAGCGCCTTGAACACCTTGAGCACCAGGCGCGCCTACTGCACCCTGTACACCTTGAGCTCCTGGAGGTCCAGCAGCGCCTTGAACGCCTTGAGCACCAGGCGCGCCTACTGCGCCTTGAACACCCTGCAGTCCTTGTGATCCTGTGTATCCGATTGGACCCTGAGCCCCTGCAGCACCTTGTACACCTTGTGCACCAGGAGCGCCTACTGCGCCTTGTACGCCCTGTAGTCCCTGGGAACCAGTATAACCAATAGGGCCTTGAACACCCTGCGCGCCAGGAGCGCCTACTGCGCCCTGTACGCCTTGTGCACCAGGAGCGCCGACAGCGCCTTGTACACCTTGTGCACCAGGAGCGCCTACTGCGCCTTGTACGCCCTGGAGTCCCTGCGAACCAGTATACCCAATCGGGCCTTGAACACCCTGCGCACCTGGTGCACCGATAGCACCTTGTACGCCTTGAGCGCCCACTGCACCCTGTACGCCTTGTAGACCTTGAGATCCGGTGTATCCTATTGGCCCCTGAACACCCTGCGCACCGGGAGCACCTACTGCGCCTTGAACACCCTGAGCACCAACAGCACCCTGAACGCCCTGTAAACCTTGGGAACCAGTATATCCGATAGGCCCTTGTACGCCTTGCGCTCCAGGCGCGCCTACTGCGCCTTGTACGCCTTGCGCGCCCACTGCACCCTGTACGCCTTGTAGTCCCTGCGATCCCGTGTATCCTATTGGACCCTGAACACCTTGAGCGCCTGGTGCGCCGATAGCGCCCTGTACGCCTTGAGCGCCGACAGCGCCTTGTACGCCCTGTAGTCCTTGAGACCCGGTGTAGCCGATAGGTCCTTGTACACCTTGCGCGCCTGGAGCTCCTATTGCGCCTTGAATACCTTGCGCACCGACAGCGCCTTGAACGCCCTGCAGGCCTTGCGAGCCAGTGTAACCTAGCGCGCCTTGAGCACCAACTGCGCCTTGCACGCCTTGCGCACCAACAGCACCCTGAACGCCCTGTAAACCTTGAGACCCGGTATAACCAATAGGACCTTGAGCTCCTGCGGCACCTTGGACGCCTTGAGCACCTACTGCGCCTTGTACACCTTGTGCTCCCGCGGCACCCTGTACACCCTGCAGACCTTGCGATCCAGTGTAACCAATGGGTCCTTGTACACCTTGAGCTCCTGGGGCGCCAACAGCACCTTGAACACCTTGTGCGCCTACCGCACCCTGAACTCCCTGTAGACCTTGAGATCCTGTGTAGCCAATTGGGCCTTGAGCCCCCTGGATGCCTTGAGCGCCTTGCAGTCCTTGTGAACCTGTATAACCTAATGCGCCTTGAACGCCCTGTAGTCCTTGCGATCCAGTGTAACCAATCGGTCCCTGAACGCCCTGAGCGCCCTGTACCCCTTGTAGACCCTGAGACCCGGTGTAGCCAATAGGACCTTGAACGCCTTGCGCGCCAACTGCGCCTTGAACGCCTTGCGCGCCAACTGCGCCTTGAACGCCTTGAGCCCCTGCAGCACCTTGCACGCCTTGTAGACCTTGAGAACCTGTATAACCTAATGCGCCTTGTTGTCCCTGCAAGCCTTGCGAACCAGTATAGCCAATTGGCCCCTGAACGCCTTGGGCGCCTTGTACACCTTGAAGTCCTTGTGAACCAGTATAACCGATAGGTCCTTGTACACCCTGAGCACCTTGTGCCCCTACTGCACCTTGAACACCCTGTAGGCCTCTGGAGCCGTCATAGCCCGTAGCGCCTTGTACGCCTTGCGAGCCAGTATAACCGGTAGCGCCTTGAACACCCTGAGGTCCCTGAGCACCAACAGCGCCTTGAACGCCTTGAGCACCCTGTACACCCTGAAGTCCTTGCGAGCCAGTGTAACCAATTAGACCTTGAGCACCCTGAAGACCTTGGGACCCGGTATAGCCAATAGGTCCCTGAACGCCCTGTGCACCTTGTACGCCCTGCGCACCTACTGCACCTTGAACGCCCTGTAGACCTTGCGAACCGGTATATCCGATTGGACCTTGAGTACCCTGCGCACCTTGAGCACCTACCGCTCCCTGTACCCCTTGAGCACCCTGTAATCCTTGAGAGCCAGTATATCCTAACGCACCTTGAACGCCCTGTGCGCCTACTGCACCTTGTACACCCTGAGTTCCTTGGAAGCCTTGCAGACCTTGCGAGCCGGTATAGCCAATTAGACCTTGCGAGCCGGTATAGCCAATAGGACCTTGAACACCCTGCGCACCTTGAGCGCCTACTGTACCTTGAACACCCTGTGCGCCTTGCAGCCCTTGCGAACCGGTATAGCCAATAGGCCCTTGCGCGCCGACAGCGCCTTGAACGCCCTGCAGGCCTTGCGAGCCAGTGTAACCTAGCGCGCCTTGAACGCCTTGAAGTCCTTGTGAACCCGTATAACCAATTGGTCCTTGTACGCCCTGTGCGCCTTGAACGCCTTGAAGTCCTTGTGAACCCGTATAACCAATTGGTCCTTGTACGCCCTGTGCGCCTTGAGCTCCAACTGCGCCTTGGACGCCTTGGCGCCCTTGAAGGCCTTGCGATCCTGTGTAACCGATCGGACCTTGTGGACCAACGATCTGACCAACATTATTCCAAACCGTACCTGAGTAAACCCATAGATTACCTGTCGCGGTATCAATTACACCATTACCAGCAGCTGCCGAAGGATAATAATATTTTAGGTATCCATCAGGGTTGTTAGGTCCGCCGCCAGGGTAGCTATCATTTACGTTGGTAACTGAAGCAATAATGGTAACAGATGTACCTGAAGCACCTTGTATACCCTGCGCACCCTGAGCGCCTACTGCACCCTGAACGCCCTGTAGACCCTGAGAACCTGTATAACCTAGCGCGCCTTGAGCGCCCTGCAGACCTTGGGATCCGGTATAGCCAATAGGACCTTGTACGCCTTGCGCACCCTGCTGACCTTGCGCACCTTGCACGCCTTGCGCGCCTTGTAGACCTTGGGATCCGGTATAGCCGATAGGTCCTTGTACACCTTGTGCGCCTTGGGCACCAACAGCTCCCTGAACACCTTGTGCGCCTTGCGCTCCCTGAAGACCTTGGGATCCAGTATAACCAATAGGTCCTTGTACACCCTGAGCACCTTGTGCCCCTACTGCACCTTGAACACCCTGGGCTCCTTGAAGACCCTGTGAACCAGTATAGCCTGGTGCTCCCTGCGCACCTTGTGCGCCTTGGGCGCCTTGTGTACCCTGAAGTCCTTGTGATCCTGTGTAACCAATTAGACCTTGAGCGCCTTGTAGTCCTTGAGATCCGGTATAGCCAATAGGTCCCTGAACGCCCTGAGCTCCTTGAGCACCTACAGCTCCCTGAACACCCTGAGCGCCTTGTAGGCCCTGTGAACCGGTATATCCGATTGGACCTTGAGCACCGACAACACCTTGAGCGCCTTGTAGACCCTGTGAACCGGTGTAACCAGTAGTACCCTGTGCGCCCTGCTGACCTTGCGCACCTTGCGCTCCCTGAAGACCTTGAGAGCCTGTATATCCAATAGGCCCTTGAACACCCTGCGCACCTTGCGCGCCGACTGCGCCTTGTACGCCTTGAGCACCTTGCGCGCCCTGTACGCCTTGTAGACCTTGGGAGCCCGTGTAGCCGAGAGCGCCTTGAGCACCTTGTAGTCCTTGCGATCCGGTATAACCGATCGGGCCTTGAACGCCCTGTGTACCCTGCGCACCCTGTAGCCCCTGCGAGCCGGTATATCCAGTTGCGCCTTGTGCGCCTTGTGCGCCCTGCTGTCCTTGAGCACCTTGTAGGCCTTGCGAACCGGTATAACCTAATGCACCTTGAAGACCTTGCGAACCAGTATATCCGATCGGGCCCTGTTGACCCTGAGCTCCTTGAGCTCCTTGCGCACCCTGCAGTCCTTGCGATCCAGTATAGCCAATTAAACCTTGCGCACCCTGCAGACCTTGCGAACCGGTATAGCCTAGGGCGCCTTGTACCCCTTGCGTACCTTGTGCACCTTGCAGGCCCTGTGATCCGGTGTAACCGATTGCACCCTGCTGTCCTTGAGCTCCTTGTAGCCCTTGCGATCCAGTGTATCCAATAGCACCTTGGGCTCCTTGTGCTCCCTGAGCGCCGACAGCACCTTGTGCTCCCTGTGCGCCCTGTGCGCCTTGGACACCCTGGGCTCCTTGTAGCCCCTGCGAGCCGGTATAACCTAATGCGCCCTGAGCACCTTGAACGCCCTGAGCACCAACAGCGCCTTGAACGCCCTGGGCACCTTGTAGCCCTTGTGAACCTGTATACCCGATAGGGCCTTGCGCGCCGATAGAGCCCTGCGCACCTACAGCACCTTGTACACCCTGTGCGCCTTGAAGCCCCTGCGAACCGACATAACCAGTTGCACCCTGAACGCCTTGTGTACCCTGGGCTCCCTGCAGACCTTGGGAACCAACATAGCCTGTTGCACCCTGAACGCCCTGTGCGCCTACCGCGCCTTGAACACCCTGAGCTCCTGCTGCCCCTTGAATACCCTGCGGACCTTGAGCACCTGTCGAGCCGGTATAGCCTACAATGAGACCTACATCGTTCCAGGAATCACCATCCCATACCCATAGATGCCCGGTATCCTGAGTGATGTAACCATCACCGATTTCACCGGTATAAGAGCTGGGATAGCCTGGTAGGTTTGTAAATGTTGAAACAGAGCCTTCAATATTGACAGATGTACCAGCAGCGCCTGTAGCACCTTGTACACCCTGAGCGCCCTGAAGCCCTTGCGAACCGACATATCCTGTAGGACCGATAGAACCTTGTACACCCTGCAGACCTTGCGAGCCTGTATATCCAGTTGCACCCTGAACGCCTTGCGCACCCTGCGCACCTTGAACGCCTTGGGCGCCTTGCTGTCCTTGTAGACCTTGGGATCCAGTATAACCGGTTGCGCCTTGCGCTCCCTGAAGCCCCTGTGAGCCGGTATATCCTAGAGCGCCTTGTTGTCCCTGTAGACCCTGGGAGCCAGTATAGCCTAGAGCGCCCTGCTGACCTTGAAGCCCCTGCGAACCGGTATAGCCTAGCGCGCCTTGCTGCCCCTGTAGACCCTGCGAACCGGTATAACCGGTAGCACCCTGCACACCTTGAGTCCCTTGAGCGCCTTGAAGCCCTTGTGAACCAACGTAACCGGTTGCACCTTGAGCGCCTTGCGCACCAACAACACCTTGAGCGCCTTGAGCGCCTTGGAGCCCCTGCGATCCATCGTAACCAGTTAGACCGATAGCACCTTGCGCGCCTTGGGCACCTTGGGCACCTTGTACGCCCTGAGCGCCTTGAAGCCCTTGTGAGCCGGTGTAACCAATTGCGCCTTGAACACCCTGAGGGCCGGTAGGGCCGAGAGCACCTTGCGCACCTTGTGCACCTACTACACCCTGAACGCCTTGCGCACCTTGGGCGCCTTGCGAACCAGTGTATCCTGTAGCACCAATAGATCCTTGAGCGCCTATTGTACCTTGCGCACCCTGTTGACCCTGCGCACCTTGCGAGCCCGTGTAACCTGTAGCACCCTGAACACCCTGAGCGCCTTGCGCACCCTGAACACCCTGAGCGCCTTGCGCTCCCTGCAGCCCTTGTGATCCGGTATATCCAATAGGTCCTTGTACACCTTGAGGACCTGTGGCGCCTTGACGACCTTGAGCACCTTGCTGCCCTTGAGCGCCCTGTGAGCCGGTATAACCAGCTGCTCCTTGCGCACCTTGAGGTCCCTGAGAGCCAGCATAACCTATACCGATCGAGCCAGTATAACCGAACGCGCCTGACGAGCCAACAAATCCTTGAGATCCAACATAGCCTGTGAATCCGCGCGATCCAGCATATCCTACAGCACCAGTAGACCCTGCATAACCTACAGAGCCTACATAACCATCTTTACCGTCTGTAACTGTAGGATCAGCGAATAGAACCCACTGTGTGGATGTACCATCGTTGTATTGGAAGTATGATTTACCAGTCTCACTGTCATACCAGATCATACCATCGTATGAAGAAACCGGGGCTGTATTGCTTGGTGTAACTGTACCTGTTGAACCTACATAGCCTGTTGAGCCGGTATATCCAAATGATCCGAGATAGCCTGCTGAACCGGTATACCCTAGATCGCCGCGTGAACCATCATACCCGGTATCACCCTTTGACCCAGCATACCCTGTGTCACCCTTTGAACCGTCATAGCCGGTTTCACCCTTAGAGCCGTCATAACCGGTATCGCCCTTTGAGCCGATGTAGCCGGTTGAACCTACATAACCGGTATCACCGCGATCACCTGTAACTAGGAATGAAATAATAGTATTGCTATTGTCATCTAGCGGCGTTGTGACACCAGTAACATAGGCAACAGGAACATCATAGTGGTTGCCGTGATTAGTATGAGAACTTGTAATATTAAAGATAGTATAAACAAGTGTATTTGCTTCACTTGTTACCTTGATTGTACCTTTAATATCTGATGTAGAGTCATCGATTGTTTGAATAAACGATGAAATATCCGTTGCATTTTTATCAAAAATGCTTATACTCATGGTATTAGCTAAGTTCAAGCTCGTATTGTTGAATAATACGAACCCGTTAGCTACTAATTCAGGATCTAGTTCTGTATCAAACTTATAATAGAAAGAAGCGCCGCCGAAGTCACCACGCTCACCTTTAGAGCCTGTATACCCTAGATCACCCTTAGAACCATCGTAGCCTGTATCGCCTCTAGACCCATCATAGCCTGTATCGCCTTTAGAACCGGTATACCCTAGTTCGCCTTGCGAACCGGTATAACCTATATCCCCTATGGAGCCACTGTACCCTATATCCCCGCGTGAGCCTGCGTAACCTGAATCGCCTTTTGAGCCATCATAACCTGTATCGCCGCGTGAACCAGCGTAACCTGTATCGCCTCTTGATCCAGTAAAACCGGTTACGCCTTGAGGACCTTGAGGACCGATGATACCCTGTACACCTTGAGCGCCCTGTTGTCCTTGAGAGCCTGTATAACCTGGTGCACCTTGGACACCTTGCGTCCCCTGAACACCCTGAGCGCCTTGCGCGCCGCGTGAACCTGAGTACCCAATTGGACCGATAGAGCCTGTATAGCCGAGAGAGCCGCGCGAACCGTCATAGCCGGTATCGCCGCGTGAACCAGCATAACCGCGAGGACCTTCCACACCACTAGAGGCGGAAACCTCAGCTACATCGCCTTCCGTTGCAACGCCGACTGTAATTTCTGTTCTACTTGTAACGGACCCGATAGTGATGGATTCGCCATCGGAAAGCGTTACAGTCTCGAAATCGGACATTAAGCAACGCCCCCGCTCACGATAACCTTACCTTCAACGATTCTGGTTTTGAAGTTTGTAGCAGAATTTGTTATAGCTACGTCATATACGTAGCGACCAACCTGCATATCAGCTGTCTGATCAGGTGTAAGAGCAATAGTAACTGATCCGTTACTTGCATTAGCAAAAGATGTTTGGAAAGCTACAGCTGTAGAATCAGGCGCTGTGATATCTGCTTTGAACTTAGCGTTCGCGTAATAACCGGTCAGGTTTAGCGGCGCACTATTACTATTGAGCACATTGAATGTTACTTCGAAGCTGGCTTTCTGATTGACAACAAGATTAACTGTAGTAGCGGCAGACATGGTTATTCCCTAGGTTTATTATTTTTATTATTTATGTTATCTCTTGAAAGGTAATTGAACCAAGTGCATCATCACCGTTAGCTGCGCCGGTAGCTACTAACGAAAATACTACCCCTCTATCGCTAGCTAAAAATGAATTTCTCTCCAATTGATAAGCAAACAATCCTTCGCCTGAAAGATTGATTGTAGTGCCCCCAGCACCGGCTGCGATATTAACATAGCCCATCTGTAAGTCTCTACCACCTGAAATAGAGGTAGCAGTAATATCATATTCTACAGAAGACTCAGCTGTATTAACATCCTGCCAGCTGGCACCCGTTAATGTACCACCAGCAACGATCTTATATCTATATCGCGTATTGTTAGATACGCCAAAGAATTCCACGTCTGTTGGAATAACAATAGCGTCAGAGTATGCGTCTCTTACACGAATTGAGATAATGGGAACAAAGGTACCAGCAGTCGGAAGATCCTTTGGCGTTGTAATCGGTATACCGATAGATCTGGATCTTCCTCTTAATTCATAACCACCTTCTGAAATAACAGTAGAGCATACAATCTTGAGAGTAGAGTTGCTGGCTGTAGTACCGACATTCTGAATCTCAGCTCTTACCGGTAAACACGCTGTGGCCATATATGTGGATGTAATAAGATTCGCGTGGTGGAATGAATGGCAGTGAATTAGCTTACCATCAATAACAAATCCACATCTAACAGTACCAAGGCCGAGCCATTCAATATCAAGGAATTGAATTTGAGCTTTCGAAAGATCGAGAGTTTTTCTAGATGGTCCTGTACCATCTAATCTATCCTGCGACCAATTCTGTTGGTAAACTCTAGTTTCTTGAACTCCATTACCACCTGAAGTACTTCTTTCTACCCAGCAAATTCCATTATCATCTTGCTCCAAGAAGATTCCATTGGTAGTGCTAAAGTAACCATATCTCTGTCTGAGATTGGTCTTGTGTGGAGCCATGACATAGGTTTGAAGAATCTGTAATGACTTACCTGGCTGATAAGCAAATACGCGCGAAGATTCTCTATACAGGAAAGAGTTTGCTGTAGTATTAAGAGTACACTCAATTAAACCAGCATTAGCGTTATGTGTCGAAGCAGCGCCAGTAGCAGAATTAGATTGATTGATTCTACCGTTATCTCTGTATTTGTGGAATGAATCAAATAGTGTGAGTGGCTGAGAAGATCTGGCTCTACCGAACGCATCAACAGCCATCCCTGTAGGATTAGATCCGTCGACAGGGTTGCCGTAGATATCGGCAGTCATACCTATTTCATATAGATGAACGTTATGCGGCTGTTTAAATTCGTAACTGTCAGTGCGCCACTGTGCCATATTTTATCCCATTAGCCAAGATCTGAATTTTCTTATATATGATTCCTTGAGACCCATACCCTGGCGTACATGATCGTAAAGTTCCTTAGCATGCTCATGAGATACATGCGAAGGAAGTCCAGACTTAAAAGAGTGATAATTACCTTCTTGAGCATGGCCTCTCATCTTAGAGGCAGACATACCCTCGGTACCTTCTGCGTCAGGATCTCTATGCCCCGCTGAATGAATATTGATAGACTTAAAGTGAAACTCACCACCCTCTTTAGGATCCTTATTATACTTATCAGCAATTTTCTGATATTCAGGTACGCGATCCGAACCTGCAATCATCGTTACGTGCGTATAGCCCTTAGAGTGAAGGTCCTTGAGATGATGAATAAACGATGGCTGTTCCTTTGATGAACCAGAGAAGTTTACTCCCGGAAACATCTTACGAGCATGATGAAGCTTCTGCTCTTGAGAAAGAGGATTCTTCTTAGCGTCCTGTGAATGCGAAAGACGAATGTCGTGATCAGCGTCTTCAGCCTTAGCCTTATTCAGAACAGCATCAATCAGCTTCTGGTGACCTGTTGTAGGAGGGTTCATTCTACCGAAAGCAGTTACAATCTTTTTATCTTTAGCCATCTTTTTCTGCTCCAGGAGCTGGTCTATTAAAGTTAGCAGCTGAGAACTCAGCACGGTCAACAAACTTGGTCGGTCTGTTATTACGGACTACTACGAATCCTTCCGGCTTAGCTTTTTTACCAGCAATATGATGGTCAAACTCAGCATTAGAAGACAATGCATGTGTTAGTGCATCCTTAGCTTTCTGCATATGACTATGCAGCTGTAGAATATTATGGAAGTGATGCTTGTTATCCAGTACATGCTGAAGTGCGCGCTGCATCTCAACAGTCTTAGCTTCCTTTGCTTTAGGTGTTTTAACCTTATCAATGCCCTTCTGATGAGCGTTCTTATAGTGAGCCATAAAGCCCTCTACGTCTGGTGAGGTACCAGTGCGTACAGTTGAGTTGATATAAGTCTTAAGTGGAATTCTATGAGCACTGATAGCATCATGGCCTTCAGCTGGAATCTGACGAGCGACTCGCTGTGCTTCTTTAATATGCTTATTAAAATTTTCTTGATTCTCTTTCTTGTAATCAATCTGAGATAGATCATGCTCTGTAGAGATCAGATGTACGTCTTTATGATTACCGAAATGCGAAAGATCTGGAGCGTATTGCGCTTCCATATCTTCGAGATTATCACCCTTGTAGGCTGTATGAACAGCTACACCAATCTTAGACGCCAAAGCAGCCTTACCCTGAGGGGAAGACTTCTTAGCTGAGTATGTGATTGTGTTTGGAGTGAACGATACCTTATGGCCATGTTCTTGAACATCACCAGCTGTATGCATGATATCACCCTGGTACACACCACGCGGTGGTACTACCTTAGGAAGATGTTTCAATGCATGCTTCAGCTTCTCAACAAGACCAGGGGCATGCCCATGGTTCTTCTCGATATCTTCATCAGTATAATTGAGCTTAGGATTCTTATTAAATACGGACTTGGAAGCTACAAAGAACTTACCTGTCTGTGGATGATGGCCAAAAACAACCGAAGGTGAACCATCATACTTCATAGTAATCTTAGTATCGTTTTCACGTCCACGAAGCTTACGATGAACGTCAAGCAGATTATTCATGGCATGATCAACGCCTTCTTTACCAGCGTTGATTGGATGATCTTCTAGGTGCTCAAGATGTTTGAGTTTCTTCTCATCTGCCTCAGTCATCTCTCTCAGGAAACTAGTAAACTTCTTCATTTAATCCTCTGTACAGAACCATCCGGCTTTACAAACCACGCTTCAAAAGTAACGCCTGGATACTCACTTTGCAGTTCGAGAAACGCTTTGAGGTTTGACATAGCATCATCATATAGGCGTGTTTTAATATAGTTCTTAGTATTTAGGTATTTTCTAAACACGACTTTCTTTGCTTCTGCAGGCGACCCCAGGCCGAGGTTACCGGAGCGCTCAACGTGCATCTGATCAATTGGAATACCGTGATCCCTAAATGTCTGAAGAAACATTTCCTTGTCATCGAAGTCAGCACGAGCAGTAACGATAATAGCACGACTAGCTGCATTATTCTTAGCCTTAACAATCGCCTTGGCTTTTTCAACCATGCGTACTATGGGTGTGGAAGTACGACGAAATACTTCTGCAGAGCGGAATTCACGGAAGTCAAACGACTCGCCCTTCTTCAGCTTGTAGGTATTAAACTCCTGATTATCCAGCATCCGAACAACCTTATCGCCTTTCATAACGGCTACCTTAGCCTTAGTATGAAAGAGCGTCTCATCGATATCAAAGATCGTGAGCGTACCTGAACCTATAAATTCTTTAAAGCGTTTTCTTTCCATATCTTCTTATATCTTATTATGAGAAAAAAGGCAACTGTTAAATTACTGTTATGCCGCCTGTCGGTTTTCCTTTGAGACGGAAGCTCGCCATAACATCTATTGAAACCGGTTTATTAGAGCTGCTCAAACCTCTAGGCTGAATTCTAACTTCAAGATTGGCTGTTAACCCTGATAGCTTATTAATAGTCCTTACACCAAGTATACTCGAGATCTGTTTCATTGTAGCATCATCTACACCCGACTTATCCACATACCAAATCTCATCCTTAATCATCATAATCAACACATGCCCTTTGGCGCGTGTAGTTCTTTTTGACTTATTAAACTTTTTCTTGTAATGGGTTAAGATACCGTCTCCGAGCGATGAATCAGTAATATTCGCAATTTGATAGTTCTTAGTATTGTTTGCAAAAGAAACTAGCGCTGCCCGGCGAAGAGCTTGATCTTTGATCACAGTCATAGACCCTGAACTTATAGTCTTTATATCTTTAGTAGCATATGTTTGAAGATCTTTTAGTAGACGTTTACCATTCGTTATAGCAGTTTGAGTATTATTCATAATGTGGATCAAATCTGCTTTTTCCTCATTATTTTTATCATTTGTGGAGAAAGAATCACCATTAAAAATCCAATCACGCATACTACCCATCTGCGCCGTTGAACTATTTTTATACTCAATATGAAGATCTACTTTACCCATTGGGAGGGAAAGTGTGAAACCGAAGTCAGGAAACCCAGCATCCGCGCCTGCAGGCTCTTGAAAAGTTACAGCGGTGGATCCCAATTTCTTTTTTAAAGCATTATACGCTGCTTCTTCGTCTCTAAACGCTTTATCGCTCGCCATACTTAATACATACCCCTAAACGTTTAATAATAAGGTATTTATACACAAACAAAAAACCCCGCCGAAGCGGGGTCTTTATCATAATTTTAAATTATTTTTAGCTACTCTTACTAGCTCCAATATGATGAACTGCAGATCCAGAATGCGCTAAAGTATGCGTAAACCCATGGCTATCTGTTTTTTGGTAAAATTTGTGATCATCGCTATAGAACGGCGAAGGCTTTTTGATATGTTTATACCCCGCGGCTGTTAAGGCTTTGTGAGTTTCATCTGAACTCTTATGGTGAGACACATTAACGCTCGGAGATGTCATCTGTGTACCACGACCTGTACGCTGTGCATCAGCAACACTACCACCTAGATGCTGGTTTAGATTTTTAAGCTCGTGCTTCACAGCAGTCTTTTCAGTGGCTTCCGTTAACTGCATAGGCGATGTTCGGCTTTGCTCCGAAATAAAAGATGTATACTTATCGATATTTGACATTAATTGACTCCCTAGGATATACGAGATGTATTCTGATCTATTTATAATATCCAAACTGGCGCTTCTCTATTCTTCCACGCATGTAATTTACTCTTACCATATTTATAATAATTACGGTAATTAACCACCGGGTCGTCAGAGATTATGTAACGTTCATCCATTGCAGAAGGAGGCTTAGTCCAATCCCAAGCGCGGAGCCCATGAGGAGGGGATTGGAGTTGATAAAAGCATTTCTCAATCGTTGCATGTCTTTTTCCATATCTAAAGGTATATTCTTGACCAAGGGCGTAAAGATGGTCGACAGCCCAGTTGTAATTTTCGACTGACTCGCGACACCAGACAGCACTGGGATGGTTCCGGTGTGTGCAAGCGTATAGAGTGTCATTGCGGTCGTCGGGCAGGATCCACACATTTTTCTTTTTGACCTTTCCAGTCTCTTTGTGCTGTAAATGCACAATCACTTCTTCACCGTCGATAATACGATGAGCGGTTGATAGCAGCTGCGCCGTCTCGACAATCATCTTAACGACATGCCTGTCTACCATCCATTCAGCGCACTGCCTGGGATCTTCATCTAGATAGAATATATTAATCTTCCGTCTCCCTACGCCAAGCGGCCATGGCACTTCCAATGACCTGATGCATATCATAATAACGATATTCTGATAAACGGCCACCGAAAATTACATTTTTTTCCTGCTTAGCTAGGTCACGATACTTGTTATAGATGGCCTGATTCTTCTCATCGTTGATCGGATAATAAGGAATCTTAGTTCTGTCCCAGGTATCAGGAATCTCACGCGTTACAATTGTGCGATCGGTCTTTTGAGAAGGATCGAAGTGCTTATGTTCAATCGTACGCGTCCAGGGATTGTTCGGCCCGGTATCATTAATGACCGCGATACCCTGGTAGTTATCTGTTTCGTGCCATTCATTCTCAAAACGAAGTGTACGGTACTCTAGTTCACCAAACTTGTAATCAAAGTACTGGTCGATCTTACCTGTATAAACAATCTTACGAGCACATACATTCCAAAGATCTTGATCCATAAAGTAGTCTGTATTAAGACGAACGTCGATACCCTTGACCATATTCTCCATCATCTTACCATAGCCTCCAATCGGAATGCCCTGGTAGCGATCGTTGAAATAGTTATTATCGTATGTGAAGCGCACAGGCAGACGCTTAATGATAAACGCTGGAAGATCCTTTGGATCACGCTGCCATTGCTTCTTGGTATAATGCTTAACAAGCTTCTCGTAGATATCTGGTCCAACGAGAGCAATTGCCTGCTCTTCAAGATTTTCAGGATCATGATTGATACGCGGCTTCTGGCTTTCGATCTTTGCCATAGCTTCTTGAGGTGTAGTAACACCCCACATCTCGTAGAACGTATTCATATTGAAGGGCAGCGAATAAAGCTTACCCTCGTACTGAGCTTTAGGCATCGCTACGAAGTTATTAAACTCGGCGAAGCGATTTACATATTGCCAGATCTTTTCATCATTGCAATGGAAGACATGTGGTCCGTAAACGTGTACTTGAATACCTTCTTGATCTTCTGAGAAGACATTGCCTCCAACGTGATCGCGCTGCTCGATAATAAGACAAGACTTACCGGCATCATGAGCCAACCGCGCAAAAGTCGAGCCAAATAAGCCCGAACCAACAATCAAATAATCATATACCACTTAGTACTTCTCCCTAGCGCTCAAAGGAAAGTCAGGAAAATTCATTGCCAAGATTCCATTATAATGTTGTTGATGTTGGCGTAATATCTAATCTTATTCTCTTGAACGCGCATCTCATCTGCATTCGTAAAGAAGCGCGAATGCCATTCGACTGTGATAAAATTAATGTAATCTTTGAGTACGTCTGTCTCAATCATTTTATCTAGTACGCGATACTCCGCACCTTCGATATCCATCTTTATGATAATAGTATCCTCAGGTGAAAAGTTATCTTTGATAAACTGAGCAAAGTCAATGCACTCAACATCTACTTGACGTTGGAAGTTGTCACGCAATGTACCATTCCAAGGCGACCACTTATCAAGATCGATAATAGATGTGCCTTGACCTGTATCTCCTTCACCGGGGGGCGTTTCAACGTTAATAGTAATAGTTCCGTTATAATCGGCTACTGCTTGATTGTGTGATTTTACCCATGGCACTTCTTTATGAAAGCCGTCCAAGAAGATCTTATGTGTAGTTGGATTAGCTTCAAACGTATGAATAGTCCAAGACTCATCCATCTTAAAACGATCCATAAACATCTTAAGACCCTGCCCGAAATGGGTACCTAGATCTAGAAATACGTTTGCCATTAAAGAATCCTTTTTATTGCTTGATATTCGAACTGATGATCACGCACCCTAGCGTTATCAATATCGAAATGTTTCTTGCAATATACCGGATAAGCTTCTTGCATACAGATACGCATCTCTTCAAACGCTGCTGCTTTATCGTATGTTGATTCAGCTCTACGGGGATGATACATCTGGCGGCAGTGAATAACCATAGCAGGCGCTTCAGCTAACTCACACGCTACTTTATCAAAGCCCCACCCCGTCTTAAATGGATACAAGTCCCAGAACTCAATCATCATCGGAATAAGAGATGTATGATAAACAGGGCACATGATCTCTACGAAGTTTGTCCATGAGAAAATATAGTCAGGCTTATGCTTAAGAATATCGAACCACTCATCAGAATCTTCTGATAGTGACATCTGGAACATCTTAGCACCGCAATTATATGCCATGATAAGAGAATGGTTTAGTGATTCGATATCAACCTGGATATCGTCATCCCAAATACCAATGTACTCATAATCGTTCATGAGCATATCGCGATTCTCACGAATATATTCATGAGCTAGAGGCCATTTAAAGCCCTTCTTATCACTCTTAACATCATACGAATATTCTTCTGGTTGGAAACCTGATTCGTAGTTATAATTAACAATAGACGTTAGATATTCGCGACTGCCACGATCGGTTCGTCGCCAATGGTTCTCTGCATATGGGCCTTCAGTAGGAAGTGCTTGACCTACTGAGCAAAAGATTAGAGACTTTCTCATTTATACCTCGCCAAGATTTCGTTCTTCCACTGAGGCACACGATCATACTGATGTACGATATAGAATGGCTCACCGGTTGAAGTACAAACCAAACCGTCCTTAAGAATAGGTAGAGACTCAGTTACGAACTTACCATAGCGATCTTGAATCTGAGGACCAGTAGTACCTAGCTGCGCCGCCCAGCCATCTTCTGATTTAGCAAAGAGTGTAATTTTATTCCACGGCTTAGAATTAATCAGAATATTATATGCAGCCTGATCGGGCCCGCCTCCGCCTTCGATAAAGTGCGCAGGAGCACCGTCACATAGCAATTTAATCTGCATATACAAGTCGAGCATATGCTCAAATTCACCAGCCATAACGCCGGCGTTTGAGACAATCTTATCGCGGAATGTCTGATAGACCTGAGGGCCAAACGAGCGGAAGAGGTTAAAGTTACCCCAGTCTTCCTGATCGTATTGAATTGATTCGGATGCAGCTACAACCTTAAAAGGAGAATCTGTCTCGATGTTCTTCTCAAGCCACTCAGAAGGATTGCGCTGGAAGATGACATCCTTGACGTCCGTGGATATAATATAGCGATACTTCGTTCCCAGATCACGTAGAACGAACGCCATATGAAGAAAGCGTTCAACGACAACGTTGAAGTTAGGTTTGGTATATTCGAGACGGCGCAGTTCCTCGTTCTGCTCAAACCCGAACACTCTAAATCCACGTCCAGAGAGCTCGTTGGCAACTTCATAGCTGATATTATAACAGAGCATAGCTTTTTCGCCATCGTACCCGGATTTCTCTAGCGAGTTAACCCAAGGCTCGATAGCGTCAAAGTTATACCCAGTAATAGCGCCTATTACTAGATCTTTCATAGTTTATACCTCAATAGCCATATTGCATTTCAAGTCGGCGCTGCAACGTAGTAAAAGCAACGGCCGCACTCACATACTTATCTAGGACGCCTTCACGGAGACTTAGTAGCTCAAAGTCCCCTTCATTGTTATAAGATCCGTACGCGATCTCTTCGCTCGTATGGCGGTCGATAAAAGTATATTCAGTGCGGCCGTTTCTAGTAAAGTCGATATGAAGAGGCATTACAGCCCCAGCGACTTATAGGTAAAACCAAACGGCTTGCCGTTAGCAACATCCTTAACAAGATACTCATGGAACATTTCGAAGTAGTGCGCAGCATCTTCTTCGCCGGCTTCCTTCAACGCTACAACAGCCTGCTGAGCATAGTTAGTTACAGTACGAAGATTAACGTTAGTACCGTCCGAGAGCTGAGGGCGCTTTGCAGAAATCGTAGTCATAATATATCTCCTTATCTAGACTTAATGTATATACTCTTTTAGGTAATAAGGCTAGTGGTTTGTTTGATATATGCCTTAGCAACATCTTCAAACGTCTTAGTGAAAGCAACAACGTGCTTACGATCGATCTTGATAATGGCCTCAGGTCCAGCTGTCAGCATATACGGTACTAGACCAAATCCCTGCTGCGCCATCATAACCAGCAGCGGCTTATTAAGCTCGATATAGTCATCTGTACGCTCATCATGGAGGCGACCGAGAACTTCGTCACCACCAACCATCTTTACAGTGACTACATCATTAAGCTTTGCGGGTGTTTCAATAAGCATATTTTATCCTTTAAAGTAGAGAAATATTTGTGGGATGAATCGAGCGGACCACCCCGTCGTCCCAGAGAACCTTGATAATAATTTCATGGCCGGCATCCCAGTAAACACGATCAAACCCGACAACATGACCGAAGTCGCCTGTGTCTGTGTGACGAACTACGGCGCCCTGTTTAAAATTACCAACTCGCGCCGGAAACCCAATCTGAATTGACATTATGCATACCTCTTATCTAGATCAGATTCCTTAAACGCAGCTACGATATCAACGTAGTGCTCATCCTCAAAATAGCGAAGCATCATACCACGCTCTTTAGCTTCGCGACAGAACGCTTCAACACGCTCCAGTGCTAGTTCGGGATTTTCACGAATCCAGCTCTTGTACATGTGAGAATGAACGATAGAAGCGAGAGGTGAGAAAGGCATTACGCATACTCCAGATATTCATCG